CCACACACGATGGACGGGAAGAAACTCAACATTAAAAATGTTGATAAGTACATGTCTGACCCTAATAACATGAGCGCGGTTGAATCCACTCCGGGTGGAATGCCTGCTCGACGTGTTTCTATGGGTGACCCCGGTCGAGATAATGTTAAGACCACTGGCATCCAAACTCGCGGTAATGGTTGCGCCACCAAAGGCACGATGGCAAGGGGCCCGATGGCATGAACTACTCTGAGCTTGTAGCATCGATACAGACCTACACGGAAAATAACTTTCCAACGATTACCCTTGCGGATTCGTCTACGGTATCGTCTACGACTCAGATTAACCGTTTCATCCAGCAGGCAGAGCAACGTATATACAACTCGGTGCAGTTTCCCTCGTTGCGTAAAAACGTGACTGGGGTAATTACTTCGGGCAATAAGTACTTGTCCTGCCCAGATGACTTCTTGTCTTCGTACTCACTGGCTATCTTCTCTGGTTCTGGCCCGTACACATTTCTACTCAACAAGGATGTGAACTTCATGCGTGAGGCGTACCCTACGCCGACTGACACGGGAACTCCCAAGTACTACGCACTATTTGGCCCGACTATTTCTGGTGCAACTATTACCAACGAGTTGTCATTTATTCTTGGCCCGACACCCGACGCAACCTACTCCGCTGAACTGCACTACTACTATTACCCCGAGTCAATCACTACGGCGACTACGACTTGGTTGGGCGACAACTTTGACACCGTACTGCTGTACGGTTCGCTGGTAGAGGCATATACCTTTATGAAGGGCGAGGCTGATTTGGTTGCGCTGTATGAGGGCAAATACAAAGAGGCATTAGCCCTTGCCAAGCGCCTTGGCGACGGACTTGAAAGACAAGATGCCTATCGTAGTGGTCAGTATAGACAGGCGGTGACATGAGCATCGTCCAAACTCAGACTACCAGCTTCAAGAAGGAGTTGTATCAGGCCGTCCACAACTTGGCTACCGATACTCTCAAGATTGCGCTGTACACCGGCAATGCTAATTTAAACGCGGACACGACTGTATATACAACTTCCAATGAGGTTGTAGCGTCTGGCTATACAGCGGGCGGTAATACTCTGACTGGAGTAGCTATCAGTTCTTCGGGCTACACGGCGTATGTGAACTGGGCGAACACATCCTGGTCTTCAGCTTTAACGGCCCGGTGCGCTCTAATCTACAATGTGACCCAAGGCAACAAATCCATTGCAGTGATTGACTTTGGGGCGGACAAAACCTCGACCACGACCTTTACAATCACTATGCCCGCCAACACTTCCACCACCGCACTTATCAGGAGTTCAAATTGATTGTTACTACAACCAAAGGCGATATGGATGACTCTTTGCTGGAACACCGTTCTGGTGAGGTAGACAATGACAATGAGTTCACTACGTGGACTGAGTACTGGCTGGATGGCGAATTGGTTCACCGGTCTGCGCATGTAACGCTGAAGAAAATGCCCATTTTTGCGGGCGCGGAAGCAGCTTCTTTTTAAGGGGAATTATTTTGGCAAACACACAGAGCATGACAACTTCCTTCATGGGGGAGTTACTGACCGCTACTCACAATTTTGGCGTAGCCCCCATCCGCGCAGCTACCACTGCTGACACGTTTAAAGCAGCCTTGTACCTTGCTTCGGCAACCATCAATGCTTCTACTACGGTGTATACAACCACAGGTGAAGTGACTGGCACAAACTACACGGCTGGTGGGGTTACGGTGACTAACGCCAACGTACCTGTAGCAACCAACAGTTCAGTGACTGCTGGCGTGGCTTATTGGACTCCCTCTGCTTCTTTTGTTTACACGACCGTCACGCTTTCTACGGCGTTTGATACGGTGCTGCTGTACAACTCTACGCAGACCAACAAGGCAGTTAGTGTGCACACCTTTGGTTCCCAGACCATCACGGCTGGAACCTTCACACTGACTATGCCTTCCAGTACCACGACTACAGCGCTGCTGCGCCTGTCTACCACCTAAGCGGGGTAGGCCATGTTCGGTCTTGCACCCTTATCGGGTGCGCCGTTTGGCAGCACAGGCAGTGTTTCACTTGTAGTAGCCCTATCCGGAGTTACTTCATCAGGACGTGTTGGGACTGGAACTCCTAGTACTCTACAAACTAACCCCGGTACATGGGGTTATGCCACTTGGAGCTATAACGCTTGGAACGGACTAATTGTTCTAACCAGCGCATCTGGTACGGGCGATGTTGGGTCTGTAACTTTTAGCTACAGTTTTTCACTCACTGGTGTTGCAGCTACAGGAAACGTAGGTTCTGTATCCCAAGGACAATCCATTGCTCTAACAGGCGTAAACGCTAGGGGCAACTCTGGCGCACTTACTCCCAGTACATCTGTAGGAATAGACAATGGCGGCGCTTGGGGCGTTTCGGCTTGGAATTCTGGAGTCTGGGGTGGAACGTCACTTAACTACGCATCTGGCAATGTTGGGTCTGTAGTCTTTAGTCTGAGCGCGGCCCTTACCGGTGTTTCTGCGGTTGGAAATGTGGGGGCTGCTAGTGTTTCTACCAACACTGCATTGACCGGTGTTGCTGGTTCTGGGGCGGTTGGAACGCTAACACCAAGCTCAACTGAGGCAGAGACAGGAGATGCAGCCACAGGAAGTGTGGGGACTGTCGCGGCTGCTTTTAGCATAGCCCTAACAGGGGTAAACGCGGCTGGCGCAGTAGGAACCCAAACACCATCAAGGTCAGTAGCCCTAACAGGAGCAGCCGCATCTGGAAATGTGGGGTCTGTAGTCTTTAGTCTGAGCGCGGCCCTTACTGGTGTTGCTGCGACGGGTACTGTAGGAACCACAGTAGTTTCTTCTAGCGTTGCGTTAACCGGGGTAACTGCAACTGGACTTTCAGGCTCCGTAACCCCATTAAAGTCCGTGGCCCTAGCAGGGGTTTTTGCGGCGGGTAATATTGGAACAGCAGTTGCAAGTATCAATAGAGCAGTTACAGGGGATGCTGCCGCAGGCAATGTAGGAACCGTTGGGATTTTTGCCAGCGCTGCATTGACCAGTGTTGTTAGCTCTGGATTGACCGGCACGCTAACACCAAGCGCAACAGACGCAGAAACAGGAGATGTAGCCACAGGTAATGTAGGAACCGTTGCATCTGCTTTCAATGTAGCGTTGACTGGAGTAGCAACAAGCGGAACAGTTGGCACAGTCATTAGCGGCGGAGTACAGGTTACGCTTACTGGCGCTACTGCAACTGGAGTAACGGGCGCTGTAGGGGCTGAAAAAGGGTTCGGTATTACCGGCGTAAAAGCTGTCGGAGAAGTTGGGGTTGTATCTATACTATTCAGCGGGGTAGAAGCTTCTGGTAATGTTGGGTCAGTTACATTCTCCTATAGCTTTACCCTGATAGGTGTGGCGGCAGTTGCAAATGTAGGTTCAGTCGGTCTTGGTGGTAGGTCAATTGCTTTGACCGGCGTATCAGCAACCGGCGCAGTTGGTGATGTGATTGCGGTATATTGGGGGCTAATAGATGACAGCCAGACAGCAAATTGGCAAAATATCAACGATGCGCAAACGGCAGCATGGGCAGCAATTGCCAACGCGCAAGCATCAAGCTGGGCTACAGTTACCAATGGGCAAACGCCTAGCTGGGGTACAATTGGAAACAACCAGACACCGGGCTGGGTGCTGGTAGATAACGCTACTTAGGAATGTAAATGGCGCTTGTTTTAGCCGACCGGGTTCAAGAGACTACCACTACCACTGGCACAGGTACGGTAACGCTTTTGGGCGCGGTAACGGGCTTTCAGTCTTTTGCCGCAGTTGGCAACGCCAATACCACCTACTACACCATTGCAGGTCAAACAGGCTCTGAGTGGGAAGTCGGAATCGGGACATACACCTCATCCGGAACAACTCTTAGCCGTACCACAGTCTTAGGCTCCAGCAACGCTGGCAGCTTGGTCAACTTCTCTGCTGGTACAAAAAATGTCTTTGTAACGTATCCAGCAAGTCAAGCATCATTACTTGATGGAACCCAGACGTTCACTAACAAAACCCTGACTACACCAATAGTAACCAGTCCAACCATTAACGGGACATCATCCGACGCTAATTGGAAATACCGTGTTTCGCGTTTTGATTTTGAAGGTGCGTCTGGAGACAGCGTTACCTATGACTACGTAAATGGCCCAACCGGGCTAACAAATAATGCTGCGTTATCAACTACTCAAGTAAAGTATGGTACTACGTCTTTAGCTTGTGGTGGTGGGGCTACAACAGGACTTCCACAATTAACAACCAACGTATCATTAGCGTTATCTAGCTCAAATTTTTGTATTGAAATGTGGATTTACCCCACATCATTTACAAACGCTGCAGCACCGGGAGTTTTTGATTACGCTGCCAGCACTACATCACGTATTGGTTTTTATTTTACTTCTGCAACTACAGTTAACTTGCGGCTTAATGCTACTAGTAATTCATTAACATTATCCACCATTGGAATTAGCTTAAATGTATGGACGCATATTGCCGTTGAAAGAACATCTACTGGTACAAACGGTTTAAAGTTGTACATTAATGGCACATTGCAAGGCACTTTTACTTATGCTCAAAGCATACCGTCAACATGGACGCTATACATTGGTAGCACAGTTGACGGATACCCTTTAGCTGGTTACATTGATGACTTTAGGTTTACCGCAGCTACTGTTTATGGGGCAGCATTCACTCCGCCGACAGCCGCGCTACCTGTGTCTCCCTATGTAATTACAGGAATGGGGCCAATCGGCCTTTAATATATTTAAGTGTAAGGTAAAATATGGCAACAGCATACACATCACTCTTGGGCCTAGCCCTTCCCGTCACCGGAGAACTGTCTGGTACATGGGGCGACACGGTTAATAACTCCATCACTTCGTTGCTGGACTCTGCCATCGCTGGCACAACCACAATCACCTCCGACGCAGACGTAACCCTGACCACGACCACTGGAGCCGCCAACACTTCCCGCGAAGCAATCTTGCTGTGGACGGCAGGGGGCACGGTAACCCGCACCATCACAGCCCCGGCGCAATCCAAGGCTTACTACGTCATCAACGCAAGCACCAGCACTCAAAGCATCAAGCTCGTAGGGGCGGGCCCAACTGCGGGGGTAACGCTTGTCCAAGGCGAAAAAGCGGTCTGTGCTTGGAATGGTACAGATTTTGTAAAGGTTGC